CGCCGGTACCCACACCCACACCCACGAGCGATCAATGTCCGCGCTCTTCCTCGGCGCTCCCCTCCCCTCCCCCCTCCGAGGGGGGGCGTGGATCGCGTCCCCATCCCCCGAGGTACGTGGCGACTGCACCCACGGCCGCACCGATCACGCCCGAGATCAATGAGGTTTCCTCGGCGCTCACCACGTGGGACGAGAGGACGGCACCCACGAGGGTGACGGATATGGCGATGGCCACACCCAACGCCAACACCAACGCCGTGGCACCACGCCAGTCCCACCACCTCATCACCCGCCATCATCGTCCCCCTCATCGTCCGGCCGGCGGACGAGGGTGAGTGACGCCGGCGGATCCATGAGCCACTCCCGGAGGATGCGGGCCATGAGCCACGGGAACGGATAGCCGAGCCGGGCGGCTTCGGCGCGGAGATCCTCGGCCAACTCACGGGGGAGCCGGACAGTCTCCGAGCGCCGGCGCTTCACCACACCGAGGGCGGGGGAGTGGCCGGCGTGTGGGTGCCATCCCCCCGGCGTTGGTTACACACCCGGCACGCGGCCCGGAGGTTGGCGTCCACGTCTTGGCCGCCCCACTTCCTCGGCGTGATGTGATCCACGTGGGTGGCCACACCGAGACATCCGGGCCCGGCGAGTTGGCACACCCGGCCGTCCCGAGCCAACACCCGCCGGCGTGTCTGCACCCACTCCCCACTCCATCGCCGGTTGGTCACCGGCGCCGGCGCGGGTAGATGGCCGACACCGAGCCGTAACGGGCCCGGATGGCGCGGTCCACGTGGCGGACAGTCCCGGCCGTTCCCGATTGCGCGGCCCGGCTCCGGGCGTTACGGGCCCGGCTCTTCGGCACGATCGGATAGCTCGGCCGCTTCCCCCGATCCGCCCCGACGCCCCGAGGGTACGCGTAGTTAGCCCGGCTCCACGTCCGGGAGTAGGGGAGCCGATACTCCCTCGTGGAGTAGCTCCGGCTCACACCCGTGGGTTTCCTCATACGTCACCACCTCCGATGGGCCAAGCGTATGGCCGGCGCCTATCTGTGACTTGATCCGGGCCACGGTGGCGTGGACATCCACCCGGCACGGCTCATCCTCCGGTCCCGAGCGCGGCGCCGGCGTAGGGGTTTGCACCCTTGGGGGTTTGCGCGCGGCTCGTGGGGCGTAGCCGCGCGGCGTCCGCGCGCCCCCGCGCGACTGTCGCGCGTCACTATTTGCCACGCTGCCGCGCGACTGTCGCGCGTCCACCGAGTTATCCACACGGTGTGGAAGCGTCGGGAACGGGCCCCACAAGATCCCGTGCGGCTTGCGCGCCATCCCCACGATCCCGGCCGCCTCTATGGCTTTGACGCCCCGGACCACCCGGTGGGCGGACAAGCCGGTGGCGTCCATGATCTCGGCTCTAGACGCCCACGCCATCCCGTGGCGGTGGTTGGCGAAATCGGCCAACGCCACGAGGACGTGGCGGGCGTCGGATGGGAGCCGCTTGTCCCGTCCCGTCCGGACGGCCCACTCCATCGCGTAGCCGCTCACCTCCCGAGCGTCCGGCTTGGAGTCACACGGGTGTGATTAGCTAGGGTCTGTCTCTTCACGTGATCCCTCATCTCGTGACTTAGGGGCGCCGGCACCGTTGGAGCGGTAGCCGGCGTCCGTGTTTCTAGGGTCGGTTCATCCGGAGCCGCTCCACCTCCCGAGTGGCCATCGCCACCGCGAGTGGAGATCCTCGCGCTTTCCAAAGCGCGTGGCGAGCCCGGACCAAACGCCACCACCACCGGGCCCGGCTCACGCGAGTAGCCGTTGGATCTCGTCCCGAGCGGAGGGGCGCCAAATGTAGGTTTCGATCACCGTCCCGAGGTGGCCGGGCGGTGGCCGGTTGTGCCACGCCCCACACATGGCGAGATCGTCCATCCAATCCTCTTGGGCCCGAGTGAGCTTGCCTGTCTCGGTTTTTAGCTCCACGAACACGAGCCGGGGCGGGCGGACCAACACGAGATCGGGAAAGCCGGCGTGGCTCCCCTTGGACATCCTCGTGTGATAGATCCGCCAAGCCGGCCGGCAGACACGGACGGCGTAATCCGTCACCCACGTAAGCCACGATTCCTCATCCTCGTGGAGCTTCACGCGGCACGCTCCGGATCCACGGGCGGCCGCCGGCGCCGGCGCTTGGTGATACGGGCGTCCTTGCACCCACACGCCGCGGAGTTGAGCGGGAGTTGCTCTTGGACGGGTTCCAGCTCAAAGAGCTTGAGTTGCTCCCCCGGCCACCACCACGGCGCGCCGGGCGGGGGCGGCCGCTTTCGTTTGCTCATCTTGGCTTCCTCCACTCTTTCGCTTGAGGACACGTGGCGAAGTGGGACACCCACGTCCGGACCACCCGGACCACCGGCGTCCCATCCGAGAGATCGGCCACGGCGATGAGCCGCGGCTCGCTGTCGGCGTTCATGGGGAGCCGCTTCCCGTCCTCGGACACGGCCCACGTGATCGGCGCCCCACACGAGCGACACTCGGCGCTCACCGGGGGATCCCCCGATGGCGAGACTTCCCATCCACGGCCAGGAGGACCGCGGCCACCGGAGGATCCCGGTGGGAGGTTAGGGCGGTGGAGTGGGAAGCGGCCGGGAGGTGAGTCTCGGCCATCGCGCTATCCCGCTTTCGGCTTCCCGTAGCGGTAATAAACCGCTTGGCCGGTGGTCCCGAACACGTCCGCCCCGATGTCTTTCCATGAGTAGCCGTCATCGCGCATCCCGGCGATAGCCACTCGGATGGCTTCCTCAAGCTCATCGTGGATGGCGACAAGCGCGCGGAGATCGTCCATATCGGCGTGAGCGACACGGCGGCCGGCGGCTTGCACCATGCGGCCAAGGGTACCTAGGAACGGGAGCGTGTCCGTGTATTTGCCACGCTCACGTGGCGGGACGTAGGGCTCTTTCACCACGAGCCGCGGCCGGCGGGTGTGGGCGTGGAGGATCTCGGCGTGGGTGCGGCGATCCCGGCACGGCTCGCCGGCGCCGGCGCCACACGAGCAAGCGTCCATCCGGGCCCATCCGTTGGCGCTCATGGAAGCTTCCCTTTCACCTCGTGGAATTGGCCGTCCACCGCTTCCACGTAGACGTGGAATTCGGACACATTGGTGACGGCCACGCCGGCGTCCGGATCGGGGATGGCCACAAACACTTGGGGAAGCTCGGACGCCCCGATGGCGAAATCCGCCAGACAGTCCGCGCATAGCGTCATGGCTTCCCGCGGGCGGGGGGCGTTTTCGTGGGTGATCGGATCGGCCGTGAGGATCGTCCTCACCACGTCTTTCGTGGTGAAATCCCCATCACCACCGCAAAACGCCCCGTAGCATCCGGCCCGGATGATCTTGGCGCCGGCGGGGAACGGTTGGCCGCTCACGGCTCCACCGCCTTGGTGGCGCCACACGGACACCGATGGCGGACGGTGTGGCCGGGGCGATACTGGCAATGGTGGATGGTGGCGCCGGCTCCCTCCCACATCTCGCACACATCACGGGCGTGGCGCCGGCACGGATCCACCCGTGTCCACCCTTGGCCGATGGCTTGATCATCCGGAACGTCCACCACGAGAAAGACACACCCGCACGGCTCGCGGTGGGTGGTGGTCCCATGCGCGCTCATCCCCACCTCCGATCCTCGTTGGCGAGCGTGTCCGAGATCCGCTCCAACGCGGTGGCCACCGGATTGAGCGAGGACAAGTCCGCGAGATCGGCTAGAGCTTCCGCGATGGCCACGAGCGCCAACACGCCGGCGTAGGTGAGCGCTAGCTCTTGCTGTCGGCCGGGCTTGACGCCCGAAGCCAACACTTGGAGTTGCTCATCATCATTGAGATGTCCCCACCGCTCGGCTTGGGACAACATCCGGTGAGCGCGTTCCATTAGGGTCGGGTTTTCGTTGGTGTCTGTCATGAGCCCAACAATAGCCGATCCCGTGTAAGGCAGACTTACACGGGATCGGCGTCTAGATGGGGGCAGGGTGTTAGGGCTTGGGGCGGCCCCGGCGCCGGCGGGAAACATCCCACGCGACGATGGTGGAACGCCACCACCACGGCCGTCCGCCCATCGTCCCGTCCGGAGGTGGCATGGTCCCCCGGCGGTGGTGGCTCCACACGGTGGTCCGGTCCACGCCCACGAGGGCGGCCACCTCGGACACGTCTAGCGGGTGGTCCGGGCGCTCGGCTTCGGCGTCGGCTAGAGGTTGGCGGCTCACTTGAGAAACCGGAGCGGATCGCGCTCGGTAGACCAAAACGGCGAGATGTCCGCCGGCGGCCCATCCTCGGTGGGCGGGTGGTCCGGGTGCGAGGACGGGAGCCAATGGCGGGCGTGGGTGTGGGTGAAGCTTGAGCGGTGGGTGTGGGCGTAGCGCTCAAGAGTGGCCATCGGCGCCGGCGAGCCGGACTCGTGGGTGTCCACGATGGTCCCGTCTTGGACGATATCCACCCTCATGATCCCCCGCCCCGAGCCGAGCGGCTCCGGGTAGTAGTGGATCTCTAGGGTGTGGGTGTGTGGTTGCGGCTCGGCCGCTTGGGTGTCTGTCATGGCAGACAGTCTAGCCGATATTGCCACGCCGGCGTGGCATAGCTAGCTAGGCAAACGCCAACACGGCGAGGTAGACCACCTCGGCCACCACGAGGATGGCCACCACGAGCCCGAGGACGACGAGCGTCCGAGCCACCACCTCGGAGCGCTCCACACGCTCACGTTATGGGAGCCGTCCACGCCGCGGACCACGTGATGGGGCCCACCTCGCCGTCCACGGCTAAACCTTTCTCGGCTTGAAACTGTCTGCACACGCCGGCCGACGCGGGCCCGTATTGATCATCCACCGCTATCCCCCACCCTCGGGCGGCCATTTGGGCTTGCCACGTGGCCGTCCCGTGGCCGGCCGTGTAGTCGCGGAGGATCACGCCGGGGAATGGTGGGGGAGCGCCGGCACCCGGACTCGGGGGCGTCGGGCCCGGCGTGGGCGCTCCCCCGCCGGCACGCTTGAGGATCTCGGCGCGGGCGGCCACCCGGATATCACATGGGCATCCCGTCGCCGGGCCACCGGCGCAACGGTGATAGTTGAGTCCGGGCGTGGTGGTGGACTCGGACAACACGAGGGGGACGCCGTGGGTGGCGTGGGCCCACTTCATAAGCTCCGCGAAGAGGTTTAGTTGGTTTTCGGTGAGCGGCTCGGCGTGAGGTGGCGCCCCACATCCCTCGGTTTCCACGCCGATGGAGTTTTGGTTGTGCGAGGTCATCCCGTGCCACGCTTGGTTGGCCGTGTCCACGTGTTGGACGGGCTCCCCCGCCTTGGGGATCCAAAAGTGGGCGGACACGCCGCGGGAGTTATAGACGCCGAGCGGATCCCCCGAGCCGGCTTGGTGATGCAGACACACGGCGATAGGCCGAAGCGTCCCCGAGAAATTGGGCGTGGGATTCCACCGGGCCCGGCTCCACCGGGCCACTAGTCGGCGTCCGGGTCGCGGCCCATCCCCGAGATGTCCACGGTGGCGTCCCCCTCGGTGACTTCCTCGGGCTCGGGCTCGGGCTCGGGCTCGGTGGGCTCGGTGGGTGTGTCTGTCATGGTTTCGGCGCTCCCTCCGGTGTGTAGAGCAAGCCGGCCACCCTCGGCCAATTGGCTTGGACGGCCGACAGTATCGCTTGATCCGAGATCCGGGAAGAGTCCACCGTCCCGTCCGGATTGGCGGCTTGGTCGGCCATCCCCGGCTCCGCGGCCATGATGGGCATCCACACGGCCAGGAGCGGCCCGGTGGGCCCGATCCCCCCGCAAAGCCACGAGGTGGCGAGCGCCACGATGTCCGCTCGGGTGTCGGCCATGTATGTCTCGGCTTGCTCGGTGAGACACGCCGAGGTCCGGGCGTTAAACGGCCCATCTTGGACGAGGGCGGCTTGGTGTTGGTAGCTCATGACGGCTCGATCCTCCCTACATAGCTGGCCACGAGGTAATTCGCTTGGCGGCCGATTTGGGGAACGGTGTTCACGCCCCCACCGATGAATTCCAACCACAAATCTCCGGGTGAAAGCGCTTCCTCCATGTACGCGAACCACGCCGCGCTCATGGAGTGGGACATCGGGAGTACCACGCCGTATTGATAGATGTTTGGGTGGCGGATGGTGGCTCCGTATTGGCCGCCAATGTTGATAGCCGATGAGGACGACCACCCGCCGGCCACCCGCCAATATCCATCGGTGGGGAGCAAGATCCCCGGATTGGCCGGCGTGAAGAGTCCATAGGCATCTATCACGGCCGTGTCAAACGGGAAGCGGCCGCCGGCGCCGAGGGTGACGGACGCGGCACGGCATAGCTTGGTCCGGAGATGGGTGGCGGCCCGGCGCCACTGTCCTCCGTAGGTGCCACCCTTGGCCACCCAAACGTCCCCGGTGTCATCGTCCCACCGGGTGAACGGGGCGCCGGCGGCCAGCGGGGGCGGGAGCCGGCCGGCGCCGAGGTTGAGCCCGAACGGGCGCCGATCGGTGATGTCGGCTTGGACGATGGCCGCGGCTCCCCCATTCACGGTGACGGCCGCGAGCGCCACGGTGTTGGCCGGCGCGACGGGCGGCGCCGGCGTGGCACCCTCGGCGCCCTTTACAAAGTGGATGAGAAACTCGTCCGCCCCCGAGCCGCCCACATCGGCGGATTGGACATCGCAAATGATGAGATCAATCCGGTTGGTTCCCGAGGGGGGCGCCGGGTCAAGGGTGACAGTCTCGGGGGAGTCCCACGTGTTGAGGGTGGCTCCGGTCCCGTTCCCGGCGGGAACCACCACTTGGCCGGGGGCGGCTTGGACGGCCATCCCCGTCCCGGCCGGCGTCACCGCTCCCCCGGCCGACGCCGGGCCCGGCCATATGGCGCTAATGATCCTCCGGTCCACGCTGGCCGCGTAGCTAGCGTTTTGGAGCCATTGGGGGGCGAAACGAGTCACGAGATCACCTCCGGGCGAGCGCGTCCACGTCGCGCCGTGTCTTTCGGAATTGGGCGGATAGATCCTCGGCGGCGCGGCCCACCACCATCTCCACGTCCTCTTGGCCATCGTCCCCGATGGCGTAATTGAGTCCGAGGACGCGGACGGTGGTGGACACGTCAAGCCGCCCGGATTTCACCACGAGCGGAACGGTGTCCCCGAGGGCGGGGAATCCCGGCCGATACCATCCCGGCCGGAGGGTGAGCGAGTAAGAGGGCGTGAGCGATCCGAGCGTTTGGATGTCGCCGGCCGCCTTTTGTTGGAGGGTGGCCGCTTGGGACACGTCCGATTGGTTGTCCGTGGCCGCCCACAATCCGACAGGCACCGCGCCCACATCGTTGGACTCGGGCGTCCACGCTTCCGCGATGAGTTGGGGCGATCCCTCGGGCTCGGCCGAGTTGTCCCCCAACACCCGGACGTAGTTGGCATAACCGCCCCCGGAGCCGTCCACGGCCGAGTTAGCGCTCCGGGTGAGGGCGGACACGGTGGAGCCGTACACGAGCGCCAAATCTGTCCGGCCCACGCCCCGAGCGGGATACCACACCCGGAGGAAATCTCGGCCGGCCACATCCGCGGCGGCCAACACGTCCACGTCAAAGCCATTGATCACGGCTCCGAGGGCGGTGATTAGCTCCCCACACGAGGATCCGCCGGTGTAGGTCCGATCTCTCAGCACACCGGACCACGCGCTCCGGTTGGTCCCGTCCGGGTTTTGGAGTTGGTTTTGGAGTGGGACATACGCGCCCGGTTGGAAGCCGGCCGGGCCACCGCCGGGATTGGAGTTAGCGCCGGCGGGCGCTTGGCCGAACGTGGCGCGTTGCAAGAGATCGGCCACGATCACGTCTTGGTCTACTTGGGAGTAGACGAGATCGGTGGGCGGATTGAGGTAGCGCCGATTGATCACGGCCAAGTAATCGTGGACGGTGAAATTCACGGTGTGGGCTTGCTCGGTGAGCGTGTCCTCCGATTGGGCCACGATCCCCCGGAACATGAGATGGTCCCGGCCGTCCTCGGGATCGAAGCGCCACGCCATCACGTCCGTTTGTAACTCCCGGACATAGGCGGCCGAGGGGGAGCCGCCGGCCACGCTAAAGGTGAGCTTGGCCGGCGAGTTGAGCGAGGTTTCCAAGCGCCGGCTTCGGGCGTCGGATAGCTCGGCTATCCCGGTGGTCCGGGCGAAGCCGCCGGCCGCGAAGCTCCGATGATGGACGGTGAGCCGCCACCGGGCCCGTGTTTCCTCAAGTAAGAAATCCGTCATACCAAAGCGCTTGGACTTGGGTGGTGGCCGAGGTGGAATCCCCGCGGAGGGTGAGCCAAGACCAATAGGGCAGGGTGGGCAACACCGGCCACACCGATTGGGCCCAATCGATTTGGGCCATCTCCGATTGGGCGTTATCGCCGTTTAGGAACGCCGTCTTGGCTTGGGTGTCCACGTCCACGAAAGAGCCGGCGGGGATGATGAAGCCGGCCACGAATTGGATGAGCGCCGGCGGCCCGGCCGGGTCGGCGCCGGAGGTGGGCGTCATCTCCACGAGCGGATCGGTGATGGGCCCGAAGATCCGGAGCAACGGACGGACCACGATGTCACCGGGGGAGCGGATCTCGCCGGTGGAGGGTACGCCCCCACCGATGGGATAGATCCGGTCAAACGTGAGCGGGTAGCGCCGGCCGGGGATGGTGGAGGATCCGGCCAAGCTCACGGCCACCCGTCGGCTCGGGTCATACATGAACGGATCCGACGCCAACCACGAGAGGTGGATTTCCCGGTGGCGGGCGCCGGAGATCGGCCACCCGTAGCCGGTGGCTCGGACGGTGGTGAAGCGCTCGGGGGCGCCGGGGCGGTCCAAGATGTAGTGGAGTTGGGGGCGGGCGTTGGGGATTTGGTACACGGCGAAGAGGGCCCCGATCTCGTCCACCGTCATGGAGCCGCCCACGGCTCGGATGTCGGCGCTCATGGCTCGGGCGCCGGCGTACTTGGTCCGATCGTCCACGCCGTCTTGGTCCGGCCGATTGTTCACCGTGGCCGAATCCCTCACGTCCGGGTAGCCGAGGTCTAGCTCGGTGCACGCGTAGCCGGCGGCCGTGTCCTCTAGGGGGAGGATCCGGTCCCCGAGGGTGAGCCACGCCCGGCGGATGCAGTCCACTCCCCTACCCTCCCCCCGGATGGTTTCCCGTGTAAGCCACGCTTACACGCCGGCCGTTCTGAGTTGCCACGCCAAGCGCTTGGCGAACACGTCCACGTCCACCCGTTCCCCGAAATTGGCGTTATCGATCCGGACGAGTTGCTCCATGCTCGGGCGGACGGCCGACGCCGGCGCCGGCGAGATCACCTCACCGGCGTGGGCGTACACGAGCCCGGAGCGTGTCATTAAGCCGCCGGCGGCCAGGATGGGAAGCTTGGGGAGCGAGATGGAGCCGCCCCCGATCTTCCCGATTCCGGGGATGTGGGTGTCCACCTCGGGGATGGACACGCTTATGGCGTTCCACACGTGGGCGAAAGCGTTATAGATCCCCTTGGCCATGTTCACGCCCGAGGACACCACGGCCGTGAGGTTGTGGACGAGCCCGGTGATGTAGGACACGGCGGACTCCACCACGGATCGGACGATGTTAAACGCGGTGATAAACGGTTGGGTGATGGCGCCCACCACGCCGGAGATGGCGCCGGCGATGCGGCCGACGAGCGACGAGAAAAATCCGGAGATGGGCGTCCAGTAGGTATAGACCGCGGCGGCCGCAATTCCGAACGGGCCCATGAGGACACCGGCGATCCAAGGCCAATTCCCCTTGATCCAATTCCACACCGTTTGGGCCACCGAGAGGATCCCCCGGAAGATCCCCGAGATGAAGCCGAACGCGGCGGACCACGCCCCGGTGATGGCGCCCACGGTGGCGTTCCACGCCGTGGCCATGAAGCGAGTCACGGTGGCCCAAATCGTTTGAAACCACGTGGTCTTGGTGGCGATGAGGACGATCACGGCGATGAGCGCCACGATGGCGATGATGATCAGTCCGATAGGCGAAGCCAAGAAAGACGAGTTGAGCGCGAGCCACACGATCCGGAATCCGGCGATGGCGAGCTTGATCCCCTCTATCGTCACTTGGAACATTTGGACGGCTTTGGCGGTGACAAAGAGGGCGGTGGCGAACGTGGCCGCGGCGAGCAAGAGGGGCGTGAGCCATGACGCGTTGGCGCCGATGAAATCGAAGAGCCCGGCGAAGAGCGTTTTTACTTGGCCGACGATGGGCAGTAGTCCGGTGCCAAGCTTCACTTTCATCTCTTCCCACGCCACGGACATCTTGGCGCCGGCGCCGGCGGTGGCCGCGGCCGTCCCCCCTACCTGTTTTTCCACCTCCCCCAAGATGAGCTTTTGAGCGCCGAGCAAATCGCCGGACTTTTGCATGTTTTTGATTTGGTCTTTTTGGGCTTGGGTGAAGTTCACGCCCGAGCGGGTGAGGGCAGTCATCCCCTTAGTGGGATCCTCCAACGCTTTCCCGAGTTGCTTGGCGTTGGTTTCCATATCCCCGAAGCCGGCGGCCGCCAAGTCCGCGGCCGCTTTGGTGGCACGATCGAAGATCCCGGCTTGCATCCCCACTTCCCCACTCACTGAGTGGAACGTGGCCAAGATCCCCTCGGCGCCCTTGATCACGTTAGGGCTCACACCGATTTGACGGCCGAGCGCTTCGGCCAAATCTATGGCGTGTTTGGCCGCCTGTCCGGTGGCGTCGCCGGCGTCCTTAAACGTGGCGGTAACGAGTTTGTTGGCGTGGGCGGCCGCCCCCGCGGCGTCCACGGTGGACTTCCCGAAATCGATGATCTTTTTAACGGCGTAGCCGGTGGCCACGGCCGTCCCGATCTTGAGTAGCGCCGAGCCGGTGTTGGTGGCCGCCCCGGTGGCAGTCTTGGCCGCGTCGCCGGTTTGCTTGAAAGCGGCTATCGCGCTTTGGGCTTCCCCGACGAGTTGAAAGATGAGCTTGGCCGGCACTAGCGCTTATCCCGGATCTCTTGGAGGATCTCGGACGCGGTGATCATCGCCACCGGATCGGTGAGCCACTCCCTCGGGGGGACGCCGGTGGCCACCGCCAGCTCCACCGCTAGCCGGCCGAAGCCGCCGGCCGGGTAGGGTCCATCTCTTCGGGCCCGGCGCTCGTGTCCTCTTCCTCGGCCGCCTCAAGCGATTCCACGAACGTCCGGAAATTGCGGGCGGCTTCATGGTCGGGATGTTGGCGCTTGAGCGCCGAAAACCAAACCTGCATCCCAAGTTCCACCGGGTGTTCCATCACGCCGGCGCCGATGGCTCGCTCGGCGTTGAGTTGGTCCCACGCGGCCGTTTGGATCTTCACGTCCTCGCCGGCGAGGGTGAGGGTGACGCGGTTCACGAAACTAGGCACCGTGGACACCATCGCAAAGCTTTTGGCCGGCGGCCGTGAGCGCTTGCTCTATGGCCGAGGTGGCAGACTCCACCGCCCGGAACACGAAAGGATTAGCGGCGATGTTGTGAGCCGGCCGCCCCCAATGGATGGGGACGGCGTACACGGTGGGCGTGGTGATGGTCCCCCGCTTGTCTTGGGTGGTGGCCGAGAAAGATCCCCCGAGCCGGCCGGTGAGCCGGGGCGCCACGCCGGGGATCCGAGCCACGATGGCTTGAGCCGCCGGCGTGGAGTCCAGTGTGTCCAAACCTTTCTCGGCTTTGGCGAGCGAGGATTGGAGCGCCGGCTCCCCCACTACCTTGAGCGAGCCCGGCACTAAGCGGCCGAGGACGCGAGGGCGGGGGTGGCCGGCGTGAACGTCGGCTTGCCTTGGAGGTTCCACACGAAATCGGAGGTGAGCCGGGCGTTTACGTCGCCACCGTAGGTTTCGGCCGCGATCTCCACTTGGAGGTTCCCGGCGATGGTGGGGGCGTCCACGGCGTTGGGGACGTACTCATACGCCACGATCTCCAAATCGTGGGCCCACATCCAATCCACCACCGAGCCGGTGGCGCCGAAATCTTGGACGATGGTCCCCTCCATCTTGTGGCCGTCAAGCTTGCGCGGCGCCGGCAGACTGTCCCCACAAAGCGTGGTCACCGGATCCCCATCGTCCGAGTAGGCGGACGTGATGCGGACGTTTGTGATTTGGCAAGACATATCCATAGCGGTGGCGCCGGTTCCCGCGGGGGTGAGGGTGAGCGTCCCACTCTTTAGGCGGGAATCGTGGATGGTCATAACGAGATCACCTCCGTGATCAGGATGGTTGAGCTTGGGTGGGTGCGATTGTTGGGGAGGACATAGGCGCCGGGAACGGCGTCGGTGATGGGAAACACGCCCATCACGGCGTCCACCAACTCGTTAACGGATTTGCCCACCTCGGCCGTCCCCGAGCCGGTGGGGCCCACGCCGATGGCGTGGAGGGTGAACGTGGCCGTGTACCCACACGCCACATCGGCCACCCGGCGGGGGACGGGGATCACGAGGATGGCGGGAGGATTGAGCGCGCCGGCGTCCGTGGTGGCGCGAACGCCGGCGGCTTGGAGTTTCTCCACAATGGTCCGGGCGGAATCATCGGCGCTTGTCACGCCACCACCATCTCCGTCCACGGCCCGAGCATTTGCGACACGTCCGCGTCATAAGACAAGACCACGGCCGCCCCGAGATCGGGGACGCCCACCACGCCGTCCGGCGAGTTACGCCGGCTCATGAGCCGGTTAACCATTAAGAGCCCGGCTTGGACGGCCATCCCCGGCACCGGGAGCGGCTCGGGCGGGTCGCTGTCGTCTACTTGGAAAGCTCGGGGGGCCCGTAGCTCCACCGCTTCCATCGTGGCGGCCACGGCTTCCCCGATGGCCACATCATCGGATGTGTCCGCGGGATCGATCCGGGCCCACGCTTTGTAATCGTCGGTGGTGAGCCACGGGCCACCCGGCCACATAGCTACTTAGCCGCCTTGGCGGATGCTCCACCGTTCCCGGTGTCAAGCGCGAAGCCGGCGGGGGGCGTGTAGGTGATCTTGCAAAACGCGAGCGGATCCACGGCTTTGGCCGCCCACATCCCGATCACGCCGATGTTGTAACCGGCCACGCCCACGTCCACGACAGACAATTGGACGGGCGCTCCGGGTGTCTCATAAAACTCCACCTCTTCGGAGTTGCCCACTAGGAACGTGTTTCCGGCGATGTAGGGATCCACCACCGGCCGGAGTCCCATCACCGTGGAGATGTTCCCGGTGACGTCGGCCGTCCCGTAGGCGTTGGCCGGGGCGAGGTTGGGGAAGAGCGGCCGGCCGTTCCCGTCCACGAGGGCGGCCAGCACTCCATAGCTTTGGAGCCCGAGCCACACCGTATCGGGGAACACGTTTTCGTGAGAGTTGGCGGCCACCATCACCGCGGCGGCCGAGATGGTGGCAGCTAAGCCGCCGGCGGTGGAGTCCCACGCCGTGGTTTGGGCAATGTCGGCGTTCACGGCCACGAAAGCGCCGGTGTTGGACTCACGGGCGTAGATCCGGACGAGATCCCGAAAGATCACATCCAACGCGCCGGGTGAGGATCGGTTGGCCAACTCCCACGAAACATCCACGCCCCCGGCGTAGCTCCCCACCGGGATCTCCAACAGGTCAAGCGTGAACGCTTGGGACGCCACCGGACCTTTCTCGGTGTGGGGCGCTACTTGGGTGTGTTGGGTGATCCTCGGGCGTTGGACTTTCATCCCCACCGGGGGGAGCGGTGGCCGCGTCATGGCGTCCACCGAGGGGCGCCGGGCCACCCACTCCCCCAAGATGTCCCCGGTGACTTGAGGGGGGACGAGTCCCGGTGTTTGGGCGGTGGTGACATCGGCGAGGGCCCGAGTGAACCGGGCGGACTCGGCCACGTCCCCATGCTTGGCGCGCATGTAGCCGAGGACATACTCCCCCGGCGTCCGGTACGGGAACGCCGGCCGCTCGGCTAGGGGCGCTCCCTCGCCGGCGGGAGCCCGCGAGATCCTCCCCATCATCTCGCCGGCTCGGGCGTCAAGCTCGGCGCGCTCCACGAGCAAGCCGAGCCGGGAGGTCTTGGCTTCGGCTTCGGCGCGAAGCTCATCCCAAGTGGCTTGCTCCACATCGTTGAGGGTGTCGCGGTTGTCCGCGACGGCTCCCCCCTCTATGGCGTTCATCCGGCCGTGAAGCTCATCTATGGACTGTCGCAACACGTCCACGAGGTTGATAGGCAAAGCGTGATCCTTTCGCGAGGTGATTAGGCGGGGGTATCAAATACCCTCCGTTTTCACTCGGAGTGGCTCACGCTCCCGGTGGTGGCCGCGCTATGGGCTCCGGCCGGCGGTCGGCTCCGTCGCGCGGAGCGTAGCACCATGAGATGACACGTTGATTTTTTCTACGCCGGCGTTAGCGCTCGTGGATCTCGGGCGGGTGGGACGGCTCGGAGATCCCCCGCCGGGCCCGGCGCCGGCTCGGCTCGTGGATGGCGTCCTCCCATAGCCGGCCGCACGCGAGGCAGACAGTCCGGCGCTTGGCGTCCATCCCGCCCGGCTCCCAGAGGTGGGGCTCGGTGGGGCGCTCGCTCACCGGGTGTGGATCCGGATCCGCTCCACCCGCCCGAAGCGGTCCACGAGCCCGGAGCGGACGGCGTGGAGCCGGGCTCGCTCGGCGCCGAGGGCGGCCATCGTGGGATGGCGAGCTTGGGCGGCCCGGACGCCGTGGACGCCGGCGTCCTCATACGCCGGGAAGTTACACACGCTCACCTCGTGTAACTTCACGGCCGAGCGCTCGTGAAGATCCCTCAAGCTCGGGGGCGTCCTCTGCGGCCCGGCGGTGATGTTGGTGGTGACGGGCTCAAAGCCGATGGACAGTCCCGAGATGGCGTCCTCGGCCACGAGCGCCAACACTTCATCGGCTTTGGGCGTGGCCGCGAGGTGGAACGCGGCGTGTAAGCCGTCCTCTTCCTCGCTGAGATCCACGGACGCCCCGATGGGGAGGGCCCGGCGCTCGTGGGACACGAGCAACGGGACAGGGTGGGAGCGGTCCCGGATGGTCTTGGCGAAGCTCCCCTTTCGGAAAACCTCGGTGTAGTCGTCCCACCAATCGGACACGTCTAGCTCCACGTCATACGGCACGGCGAGCCCGAAGATGGTCCGGCCGTCCCCCTCGGGCCCATCGTCGGCGTGGCGGACTTGGAGCCGGTTGGCGTAGACGTGGGTGACAGTCCGGGCCACGGGGGCGAGGGCGGGCGTGGTGGTCATGAGGGGCGCTCCAAGAGGGTGAGGTGGGCGGATAGCTCGGGCTCGGGCGCCGGGCCCGGTGGGGCGGGAGCGCCGGGGACGGCCGGGGCGGGAACGGTGTCCGGCTTGAGATCCTCACCCTCGGGGACTTCACGGGGGAAGCCGGCCAACTCGCGAGCTTCACCGAGGGTGATTAGCTCCGCGCCGTAGAGGGTGGTGGCGGCCGTGGCTCGGGTCATGGTGTCCGCCCGGAGTAGGGCGTGGGTGAAGAATTCCGCGCTGTTGCCGCGGGGGAGACATTGGGCGGTGAGTTGCAACTCCAGCGGGCGTAAGAGCCTCATCATCGTGGTGGTGATGAAGCGGCCGAATTCACCCTCGGCGGTGGTGTAGGTGTGGCGTTGGGTTTCGATCCCTAACAAAAACGGGGGGACGCCGAGGATCATCGCCACCATCGTGGCGTCCCACTGTCGGGCTTGGACTAGTTGGGCTTTGTCGGCGTCGGTGGCCAACGGTTGAAAGCTCGTGGAGCCGGGAACCACCACCGGGATCCGTGTCCCCGAGGTGGCGTCCATCCACTTTCGCTTTAGCTCGTTGGCTTGGTCTTGGGTGAGGTTGGGGCGGGTGTCGGTGATCACACCGGACGGGACGGCCGAGGATTGGAAATACTGGCCGGCGTACGCGTCCGCGGCGAGGGCGGCGCCGATAGCTCCCGTCATGGTGGGTAACACGCCGCGGCCGGCTAACTCCCCCGAGCGCTTGTCCACCGCGACGTGGAACATGAGCGAGTCCGGGATCGGATCCTCAAATCCCTCCACTTGGTAGATCGGGAGCCACGTGGTGGGATCGCGGGCCACGGACACGGTGGTGACATCCAACGGGACGAGCATGGTGGGCCACCCGGTGGAGTCAAGCGGCCCGATCAACGCGGCGTAGTTGCCATAGAGCAACACGTCCGAGATGTACTCGTCCACGAAATCGGCCGGCGTCCGGTTGGCGCCGGGCGTGGGATTGGTGATCACCGTGGCCGGCGGCTCCACGTACTCGTCCCCCCGCTTTTGGCGTAGCGGTAGCTGCATCGCCACGCCGGAGATGAGCCTCATCCCGGCGGTGAGCGCCGGCACACCGCGGGCCATCCACTCGGACACGTAGGGCGCCCAAAAGCCGGGGAGCGATCCCCACCCGCCGGCCGCGTCAAACATATTTTGCTCCCATTGGCGCCGGAGGATCTCTTGGACACCCTCAATATCGCCGGTGATCCCCGGCATCCCGCCCAATCCCCCGCCCGCTAGGGAGCCGCCTACGGGCGCCGGTTGCTTGCTCCACGGCCACCTCACGGCTCTAGAGCCTAATTCCGAGGTGGCGCTCCCTCTAGGATCCGTTCTAAGCCGCTCAAACGGCCGGGATGGGTTAGGGGTGCGGGCGAATCCGAGCGTGGCGGGAGCCGGGCCCACCGGGCGGCTCGTGGGCGTCTAGTCCGGCTCCCGATCCCCGAATTCGGCGCGGAATACGCCGGGCCCGCCCCACACGAGGATCCCGGTGGCGCCGGCGCGGTTGAGCCAATCCGTCCCCTCGGTGGCAGACACGCCGAGGGCGGCCGCTTGGGCGGCCACGATCACGGTGGAGTCTTGCTCTATGGCGGCCAACACCGGCCCGAGCGCCACGCCGACGCCGGGCCCGTAGCCGGGGGCGGCTTGAGCCGATCGGGGGCCGGACACCCGCCGGGCTCCACCGGGCCCGGAGGTGAGGGTGAGCCACACGGCCACGGCCACCGGCTCGGCGCCGGCGTTGGTGAGGTGAACGGACGCGGACGCGAGCCACGTCCCGGCCGGGATGTCCACGGTGAGGATGTTGGTGGGCGTGGTGTGGATCGGGATCTCCCACGGATTGGGCGGCCCAAGCTCGGCCGAGTAGGCGGATAGCTCGGGGAGGATCCCATCGGCGCCGGGCGGACCTTGCTCACCGGGCGGGCCCGGCTCACCGGGCGGCCCTTGCTCACCGGGTGGGCCCGGTGGTCCGGGTGGGCCCGGCGGCCCGGTGGTGGAGCGGCGTAGGGGAGCCGGATAGGCGGCCGAGTAGCCGAGCGCCACTCCCCCGCCGGCCAGTCCACGAGCCACGCCGGTGAGCGTAGATCCGTCCCCCCTTAGCTCGAGCGGATCACACCGGCGTAGTTTCGGGCCCGTAGTTACGGCGTTGGGATTTGAGCTCCAACTAGAACGCCGTCCACGTGGCCACCTCGGCGCCGGCCGGGTGGGTGAGGGCCCACGTGGCGGCCGTGCACGCGATCACCGGAGCGATGGAGATCACCGAGCCGCGCCGGTGCCACGCCCATCCGCCATCGCCGGCGTCCCGGCCGGGCGCCACCTCGGCCGCGGCCGCGAGGGCAGGATGGACGCCGACGCGGAGCCGGCGCTCGGTGATCCCGGCCAACCACCCGGAGCAAGCGGCCGGCCAATCCCGTCCCCGGATGGCGAGCATGGGGAGCCCGGCGGTGGCCAACTCGTCCGCGATGTCAAGCGCCGGCGTGTCCGCCGGGTAGCCGATGGCCACCGGGTGGCGCCGGGCGGCTAGCTCGGAGATCCGCTCGGCCATCCATCCGGTTCCCGGCCGGGCGTCCACCACCTCGCAGCGCAAACCTTGGAGATCCCGCCACGCCACCGCCACACACCCTTGGCTCCGGTCCCGGCTCGTGTCCATCCCGAGCGCCACGCGGGCTTGAGCCGGCGCCGATCGGGTGGCCGGCACGGTGGCGGCCGCCCACGCCCCCGGCGGGATCTTCGGCGCCGCGGACTGTCCCATCCCCTCCGGCCACATATTCCCGTAGGCGCGGCGGAAGCCGGCCGGGCCCAACTCGTCTAGAGCCGCTTTCATTTGGGCCACGCCGATGGTGATCCCATAGGCCGGATGGAAGCGCTCCCACGAGGACGGGTGACACGGGTCAAGATCCTCGGGACACGCCCACTCAAAGTAAGCGATCCCCTCCCGGCGGCCGCCCACCACCGCGGCCCGGCCGCGCTGCACGATCTCCCACAACCAAAGCGAGCGCTCATCGCCGGCGGTGGAAAGCTTCCAAACTTGGGCGCCGGGGCGGGTGGCTTGGGTGGGGACGATGGCTTGGTCTATCTGTCGGCCGCGCTCAAGCTCGTGGGCCCAGCACTCATCCACGATCACGAGGTCCGATTGTTTGGAGTGGAGGGCGGCCGGGAGGGGGGCGAAGATCCGGAACATGGAGCCGTGTGGGTAAGAGATCCCCTCCGAGCCTTGGGCCCGGCGAAGCTTGGCGTAGGGCTTGAGCGGCGAATCTTGGAGGTCCGGGGCGTGTTCGTTGAGCAACCAATCCCGGGCGATCTCCCGAGTTTGCGCGGTGTACCACACCCGTTGGCGGGGACGGTAGAGCGCTCGGTGTTCGGCGTTGGCGCCGGTGAGGGTGGTCTTTCCGGACTGTCTCGGGACGGTGATCACCACCGAGCCGTAGACGAATAGTCCGTCCGCGTCCACCTCGTTGGCCACGTCCGCCACCTCGTGTTGCCACGGCATAAGCGGGCGGCCCATCGCGGCCGCCATCCGGGCCACCTTGGGCCCGTAGCTAGCGCGGCTCGGCGTCCGGGGAGTGGCGAAGCTCGGGGGCGGACATTCCGGCGACGAAAGCGGCGAACGGGTCAAGCGCTTCCCTCATCGTCCCGGTGAGTCCACACGCTTGGCGAAGCTCCAAGTAGGCGCGGACAGACTTGGCGCCGGCGTCCACGTCCCCCGAGCGCTCGGCCACGTCCACGAAAGCGGCCGCGGCCCGCAGTAGAGCCCGAGCGCCGGCGGGGATGGTGGACTCGGAGCGGATCTCGGTGTCTAGCGCTCGCTCCACCCGGCCGAGCCGCCGGCGAGGGGCGCCGGTAGGGCCCGGATCGAAGAGGTGGGGGGCGTTCGGGCCCGGATCGGAGGATTTGCCACGCCGGCGTGGCATAGCTAGCTAGCTCCGGGCTCATTGGGGCCCGATCCGGTTCCCGAGGGGGGGAATACCTTGAC